GATGCTGCTGAAGGACAAACATTACAAAAGGTACGCGAAGAACAGCAGTTTGAGATTTATCAGGCAAAGGGCAAGAGGCTAGAAATGGAGTCTGTTTCTCTGTCTAAAAGAATAAACGTAGAGGTTTGAGTTAAAGACTGATGGCCAAGAATACAACGACTAAATTAGAAACGCATGAGAAAGAGTGTGCGCTTCGATTTAAAGCCATCGAGGAGCGGCTAGAGCGTGGCTCGCAGCGCATGGACAGAATGGAGCTGTCAATCTGGGGAGTCTATCCGTTTATTTTAGCCTCTGTCTTTTTAGCAAAATACTTCTAAAATGATCGGGGAGGTCGCAGCGGTTCTGTCGGCGCTCAAGGCGCTAAATGAGGGCATAGCCGCAGTCAAAGAAGGCAAGGGCAACCTTGATTCTATTTGTGGTCGGTGGGCTGAAGCCTCTGAACACTACAATCATGTCGAGAAAGCGAAAGCTGGGGCGATGAGCTATAAAGATGCTCTAAAGATGGAGAGCGCGAAACGGCAACTTGCTAATTTTGATCAGCAACTTAAAGATGTTTGCATGATGCAGGGGCAATTTGATCTATACACAAGCATCAAGATGCGCATGGAAGAGAGCCGCCTAGCTCATGAAAAAGAACTTCGGCGCATCAAGATAAGGAAGGCTGAGATCAAAAAAGCTTTGGAGCTGGCTGGGACTATCGCGTTTGCGTGGTCATTTTTCATGGTTTGCATATTTGCTGTCGTCTGGGTCATGCGGCAACCATGACTATGGCGTTTCTGCTGGTGGTTATTGTTGACGGGGCCACAGTAAGCACTCCCGATATGCTGTTTGAGAATGTATATGAATGTAATATGTTTGCAAATGCAATAGAGCGTGGAGAATTAGGGCCAAACCAACGCCCATACAAATGGCAGGAAAACATAAGCGCCCACTGTGTTCCTAAAATGGTGCGAGAAGGGACTTTCCTATTTAAGTGAGAATGTTATGAAGGTTTTAATTATTGCGTCACTTCTACTAATTCAAGGATGTGGATCAGTAGTATTGTGTGGAGAAAGGACTTATGAGTTTGAAGTTCCTAGCACCGTACCTTTTCTGAATGGGGCTTTTAAGATAAAAAGAAGTTCAGATCATGTGGATTGTGAACGTGATCCAGAGGAGCGAGGGGCGATAGGTGATTAGCCATCAGAAACTGGCCCGAATCTGCGGAGAATGTTATCAGGAAAGCACCTTTGAGGAAGCTAATATAGAGGTGCTTGTGAAAGGCAATGTCTTTGCTTTTCGCGGAACAGATGAACCCAAAGACGCGATTCGTGACTTGAGGATCATTCCGCTCTGGACACGCGAACTCGGCTGGTGTCCGGCAGGCTTCCTCAAGGCTAGTAGGCGGTTAGTTAACAAAGTGACCTCGATGTGCCTAGAGAAGGACATTGATCACAAAAAGATAGAGCTGACGGGCCATAGCTTGGGAGGCGCAGTAGCTCTTATTACTGGCGCGTTAATGGTAAGGGATGAGATCCCGCCCGCGCAAATTGTAACTTTCGGCGCTCCGAGGTGTGGGCGGCTGAAGATTCTGGATCAGGTTTTGGTTACTCAGTATAGGCACGGGAAAGATATCGTTCCAATGATTCCTCCGTTAATGCGGCGACACAATAAACTGTTAACTTTCGGTAACCCAGACAGTTACATTAAGGATCATTTCGTAAAAAATTACGTGAAGATGAAAGCGCCACAGAGGGAAGTATGAGTCCCAAACAACTAGAATCAGGCAGTGAGTACGCGAAGTACGATGCAGACGGGGATGGTATAGTTTCAGATCAGGAGCTTGAAATGACCGCTCGACTCCAGCAGCTAGAGGCGGCTCATGATAAGGCAGACGCACAACGCAATATGGTTTGGTTCGCGCTATTCGGAATGCTTTTATATCCATCTGGTGTAGCGATTTGCTCATTTCTAGGAATGGACGATGCCGCTGTCTTGCTTTCGGATATGGCAAATATGTACTTTCTCGCAACAGGGGGCGTGGTATCAGTCTTTTTTGGTAGCCAAGTTTTTGCAGGTAAAAATAAATGACAGTTGATGTTAAGCAAATTTATGAAGAAATATCTGCCGATGAGGGCAAGGTTTTGCATACTTATTTGTGTAGTGAGCTACACAAAACCGTGGGGATAGGCCATAAAGTGCTGGAGACAGATGCAGAAAATAGCCTACACATTTTCGGGGCCAGTGATAACGATGTAGCTGATGACCAGTGCATTTCAGAAGAGCGGTGTTATGAGCTGTTTGAAGAGGACGTTCAGATTGCGGTTAATGGGTGCGAGAAGATATATGACAACTGGGAAAACTTACCCCAAGAAGTTCAACACATTTTAGTGAACATGTGCTTTCAGCTTGGACAAGGGGGTCTGGGCAAGTTTAAGAACCTGAAAATAGCCATTGAGGATTATCAGTGGAAAAGAGCCGCAGAAGAGATGATGGATTCAAGATGGGCAAGCCAAACCCCTGAAAGGGCTGAAAGATTAAAATCAAGAATGTTAGCTTTAGCTAATAATTAGGAGAAGAACTGATGAGTCAGAGAGTGGGCAGCGGAATGGGCGGTGGATTCCCCGGAGGTATCGATCCAAGAGAGATGTACCCCGGAGGCTTTGGTGGCGGCAGAGGGATTCTCCCCGGAGAGATGGATTTTGGCAGGCCACCTATGCGCCAACCTTATATGCCGAGGTTTCCTGAAGTTGACCCCGGATATGGATGGAATCCAAGACCTGATTTCCCTCCAAGGCGGCAACCAATGCCTCGCGGCTACAGGAACCCATACGCTCCTTCTCCTTTTTACCAGCAAAGGTTTGACCGATACGCGCCGATGATGCCCCAAGGTGGCGGTGGTGGGCGTTACGGCAACCAGAACATGGGGTCAATTTGGGGTGGCGGCATGGGTCAGGTAATCCCAACCAACATACCCTTTAGAGATCAGGGCTATGGGTCTCCCATGCTGAGTCAGAACTTAATTCAGTCTTTGTCTGGGCCAAACAACCTGATGAACCCCTACAGGCGCGACACAACTCTGGACATGCTTGGTCGGTTCAGAGGTGGTGGCGGTGGCTGGGGCGGTATGCGAAATGACCCATACTACGACCGCTGGGGAGGCGGTGGTTATCCTCCTGCTTATGATGATGGCGGTGGTTATCCCCCCGGCAGAGGAGGTGGTGGCAAAGGCGGTAGAGGTGGAGGTGAAAATGTCCCATCCCCGGAGAATGGCGCTCCGCCTCCAGAGACTGGAAATGGCGCTCCGCCTCCAGAGACTGGAAATGGCGCTCCTCCTACCGGAAATGGCGCTCCTCCTACTGATAAGGTAACTTGGACTAATAGTGAGACAGGTCAAACATGGTTAGCAGAGCCGGGATGGACACCTCCGGATGGTTGGGGGCCGAATTGGACAAGTGGTTCAGAGCAGTCCACAGAGCAAACTTTCTCAACAGAGCGTCCCGCAGATGCGCGTTATGGGGTAGGGCATGAAGGTAAAAACCTAAGTGAAGCTGATGTTAATTACCTTAGAAACCAAGGGGTCACTATTCAGGCCGATGGATCAGTCTCCCCCGCAGACTTTAAAGCATGGGCTGATACTCGCGGAGGCGTTAGGCAACATCCAGAGATACAACGTCGAATGGATGAAAGGGGTTGGTCAGTAGAGCAAGCTGAGAGGCATAATGCCAGCGCAGTTAAGCAGGGTGCTGATCTTGATGGTGACGGTTATGTAACTAAAGCAGAGTGGAAGGAACATCGGGCATCAAACCAACCCTCCGCAGGAAACAATGGGCAAGCTGCTGGTAATGGGCAGGCTGCTGGTAATGGGCAAGCCACCACCAACACTAACAACTCAAATTCCTACAACTTCCCTCCCGCAGCGTTAGCGGCATTAGAAGCCGCTGGTATTGACCCAGCTACACTTAACCCCGCTGATTTTGCACAAGGAATTGGGTCGATGGCGGGGGGTGGTCAAGTTGGAGCAGCACAACACATGCGGAAGATTCCACCCCCAATAGCGCAACGGAATTTACCAGCAGACTTGGCGAGGTTACAAGCTAGAGCTGGACATCTTAGTCGTAGGCCACAGCCAAATCTAAGGCGGATGCTAGACCAACTGGATTTGCGTCGAGTCTAACTATGCCCTTGCAAAAGATACAGTTTGCCCCCGGTGTAGATAAGGAGGGTACTGAATACACCGCTGATTCCGGCTGGTTTGATTCTGACAAGATCAGGTTCAGAAAAGGCAGGCCGGAAAAAATAGGCGGGTGGACAAAGTATACCGAGACCTCTTTTCTTGGGGTGTGCAGGTCTGTATATGCTTGGGCTTCTCTTGCGGCTGTTAAGTTTGTTGGGCTGGGAACAAACCTGAAATTTTATGTAGTAGAAGGCGTTAAGCCTAACGACATAACCCCTTTACGGGAGACAACTTCGGCAGGGGATGTAACATTTTCCGCGACAAACGGATCTTCCACTGTGACCGTTACTGACACCAATCATGGCGCTTCTCAAGATGATTTTGTTACTTTTTCAGATGCGGTAAGTCTGGGCGGCACTATCACGGCGGCTGTTCTAAATCAGGAATACCAGATCGCGGCAATTTCTACTGCGAACGCTTATACCGTTACAGCTAAAGATACTAGCGGAGACACTGTTACCGCGAATGCTAGTGACAGCGGCAACGGCGGATCTTCTGTGGTAGGGGCTTACCAGATTACTACTGGCCTTAATACTTATGTGTCAGCTTCAGGGTGGGGCGCAGACCCGTGGGGAGATGATTCTTGGGGAAGCGGCTCAGCTCTTGGTGTTTCTGGGCAGCTAAGGCTGTACAGCCAAGACAACTTTGGGGAAGATTTAGTTTTTAATGTCCGTAATGGCGGCATTTATTACTGGGATCAGTCTTCAGGGCTGGACGTAAGAGGGGTGAATATAACCTCTCTTGGAGGGGCATCAAATTGCCCAACGACTGCCGCGCAGGTTTTAGTCTCAGATAATGATCAGCATGTTATTGCCTTTGGCGCGAATACATTAGGCTCTGCCGTTCAAGATCCACTGCTGGTGAGGTGGTCGGATCAGGAAAGTGCGGCAGACTGGACTCCAACGGCAACTAATACCGCTGGCGGGGTCAGAGTCAGTTCGGGGTCAGCTATCGTTGGCGCGGTTCAGACCAGACAGGAAATACTAATATGGACGGATACGAGCCTGCACTCCATGCGGTTTGTAGGTGCCCCGTTTGTTTTTCAGTTCACGACACTGAGCGCAGATGTTTCCATGATTTCCCCCAATGCAGCGGTTAATGCCAGAGGGAATGTCTTCTTCATGGACAAGACAGGGTTCTACGTCTACAACGGCGCGGTACAGCAACTCCCCTGTTCTGTGCAGGATTATGTGCTTTCCGGCATCAATATGTCACAGGCGTTTAAGGTGTTTGCCGCTGAAAATAATGCTTTTTCAGAAATCATCTGGTTTTACCCCGCAGGATCAGGCACCCCAGATGTAACGAATTATGTCAGCTACAACTATGTGGAAAACCTGTGGGCCGTTGGAACCCTTGCGAGAGGGGCTTGGCTTGATTCAGGCGTTTTGAATGGGCCGGTAGGCTCTAGCGTGGTGACCGACACAGATACTAACTATCTTTATAGCCACGAAGTCGGGTATGACGCTGACGGCTCTGCGATGACGGCATACATAGAGTCTGGCGACCTAGAGATTGGTGATGGTGAAAGGTTCACACTAA